ACTGTATTAGCAATAGAAACAGTTCCACCAACAGTTACTGATGTTACTGGATTGGTTACATAAAAACTTGTATTAGATATGGAAACTGTATTAGCAATAGAAACAGTTCCACCAACAGTTACTGATGTTACTGGATTGGTTACATAAAACGAAGTATTAGATATGGAAACTGTATTAGCAATTGATACAGTATTCAGTAGTGAAGAAATACCAACAGGAAGATATGTGAGATTTAAATTATTAGTCCCAATACCAACAGGAAGATATGTGAGATTTAAATTATTAGTCCCAATACCAACAGGCATATAAGGAACAGTTAGAATATCAGTTGTTCCAACTTCGGTGATATGAGTATGGACTGGATTTGCTGGGGAACTTGCAACATTCACAGTTGCTCCAATACTCACATCACCATTAATTGTAATATTTGAACTTCCAAGAGATACTGGAAATGGGTTATCAAAAGAAACTGGTGTAGTAGATATGCCTGTAAGAACTACTGCGGTTGCTGGTTGTGGAAGGGGATTAAAAGACATTAGATTATATACCAGTTATATCCATTGTAAAAATAAGTAAAACTTTCGTGATTGATTTTCATCAGAACTGAAGTGTCATTTTCAACACTCGCCCCAATACCAGCACGAACTGTGATATTATATGTAGATATTTTATTACCCTCATCTTTTATAATAATTTGTTTTCCTGGATCTGCGTTAGTTGGTAAATCAATTGTGACTGGAACATCAGCACTGACTCCAATATAATCAACATCTCTTGTTGCAGCATAATAGGTAGTAACTCCAGTTATGAATACAATGCTGGTAATACCAACCCCACCACCATCATCACCAACCCATTTGTTTATCGATGCATCGTATTTGAGAAAATAATTGTCTCTTTTTACACTATCTCTGTCAACATCATCAAGGAACTCAAGATGAGTTTCGCCACTTCCACCTAATGTGGAAAGTTGTTGTTGAATTCTTGTTATGAATAAGTTGTAATGCTTTTGAAGATCGTCAAGTGTTGCAAACTTTTGATCCAAAGGTGTAAGTGGATCATTTTGAACTTTAGTATTTGAAGGTTCAGAAAGAAGTCCTAAAGATTTTTCAATTAATGTCGATCCTTCTTTTTTTTCCTCTACTATATTGTCTACTATTTCCTGAACTTCTTCAATGACTTCTTCTACAATTTCTTGAACTTCCTCTATTGATTGTTCTTTTACATTAGTGGAATACAACCAATTTTCAAAAGATTCAAGAGTCTTTTCTTCTTTCTTTTTTTTAATTTTATTTTTCTTTTTTAAAGTAGTTACTTCTTCAAAGATAATATTTAAATTTAATTCACCAACAATTGAGTTAAATTCTTCCTTTTTCTTTTTCTTCTCGTTACTTATAGAAGAAAAAAAGTCTGATAAATCTATTTTAACTCCAAAATCATCCACCTATCACTCTTCCTCATCTGCATATGTATATTCATCTGCAACATCAAACATAGAATTTGCTACTGCTGGTCTAAAAGAATCAATTTTTTCTGCAGACTTTGCAAAAAGAAGCTCTTTAATCTTATCACTTACTTGAGACGGTGATTCGTCAGCAACAATCATATCCAGAAGATCATCCATTTTTTAATACCTTTAGTTAATCGTTTTTATTTATATCTCTCCACCCTTGGGCATTTCTGCAACTTTTGCATTTACTTCTGTTGCAGCACCATCAGCATCAAGATTTGGCTCCATCACTGGCTTACCTAAATCCATCTGTGATGTTTCTGGTCCTAAAGGCATTCCTGTTGTTGGATCTACCGGAACATTTGGATCCGGAATCACCCCATCTTTAATTTCTTTCTTAATAATTTTATCTTGCTCAACAATTTCTTCATCAGTTTGACGAAGAATTTTTCTTCTCACATAATCTTGAGAAAAATATTTTCCGACATATGGTTCTGCAACTTGAACCATACTCAATCTCTCATTTAAAAGTTCAGCATCTTTAAGTTCTGCAAAATGATTATCATAAAGAAAATCATACTGAATATGTTCATCCATCATCTCCCAATCTTCTGGAGTAATGATATTCTTTAAAATCAATTGTGTCTTTAACATATCATTGAACATATAAGAAAATCTTTTTCTTAAACGTGCAACGAATTTACTGAATTTAACTTCATCACGAAGAATTTCAGATGAACGACCAAGATTAAATCCACCTTCTCCATCCATTCTTGATGGGGGAACATTCAATGAACGATAGAGTTTTTTCTTAAAATATTCAATATCTGTAATTTCTCCAAGATTTTGTCCTCCAGGAAGAGTGGAAATTTCAGTGCCTCTACCACCTTCTCTTCTTGGAAGCCAAAAATCTTCAAGCATTGCCATAAATTTTTTATCGTCACGAATTTCTCCAGTGTTTGCGTCATAGACCATCTTATTTCTATAACGCATCATTACATCACGGAGATATTGCTCTGCTTTTACTTTTGGTAGATTTCCAACATCAATATAAAAAATTCTTCTTTCTGGAGCACGAGACAATCTATAAATGACGAGACTATCTTCAATCATACGAAGTTGATTGAGGGATTTAATTGCTTTGTGTAGATATGAAAGAGTTGAACCTTTGTTTCTATCTACAAGACCTGAAGTACAGTATGTAATAGAGTCTTTTGAAAACTTAATGCCTCCAGTTCCACCCAAAGAAGATGGGTTGGTTGTTGGATAAGTCATTTTTGGATTATAAACGTAATATTCCTCAATTTCTGGAAATTCATAAGACATTGGATCATCAATATTTACATTCGCTAATCTATAAATTTTTTTATCCTTTTCCGTTTGTCTTTGTTGACGCACATAACGCATTTTCATTGCATCTATGTAACGAAGTTCTTTAATTCCTTCGTGTGGGTTTTTTAAATCAATTACTTTATGATAGTAGAGTCTTCCATCAACATACCAATTTCTGTAGATTTCGTGAGATTTTCTATCAAAATCCAATAGTTCTAAAATATATCTAAATTCATCTCTAATTTTTTTCTTTATCGCATCACTTGCATTCAAATTTGATAGTTCAATTGATACTGGACTATCATTAGTGTCACTTACAATTGCTTCGTTAACAATATCCTCAATGGCGCTATCACACTCTGGATGAAGCGACATTTCACGATATCTTTTAATTAAATCAAATTCGGTTCTATAAACGCCTTCAATATCTACGTATGATCCAAAAAATCCACTAGATAGATAAAAATCACTCCCATCTTCACTATTAGGTGCAACGGGAGAAACTACACTCGGAGATAATGGTTCACTATCTTCAATAGAAAATCCAAATAACTTTGCCATAATTTATTTTATTTTGATCCTTGATATATTTATTCTATCAATTTTCACCTGTATATGGTGACCAGTATTGTACTTGGAAATCTACGGTAAATTCTTCAATTGTGTCCGCACTATCATATGAAAGATCAATTGCGGAGATAGTTGTTGGGAAAATACTATAGAACTTATACTGCGCAGCAACGTCAAGACCACTTCCTACAACATTATTTCCACCAACGACACTTGGATTTCTTTTGAGTTGTCTGACTAATGCATCAACCATATAACTATTTGGATTGGTTGCACCACTTCCATCAGCATATTGACCAACAAATTGCATCCAAGCTTCCATTGCTTTTCTGATTTTAAAGTCTTCATCATTAATAACTGTAATTGTCCAAGGATCAAATGTACGATCCCCTGCTACTTTAAAAGTTCTTCCTCTAAAAGGAACATCAATAGATGCAATATTTGACGCAGGTAAATTTGCTGCTTTACATAAAACCGAAAATTCATTAGCATCAAACTCTGCCCCGCCTGGGAAGTTAGTTAAAACAACTTCAAATAGATTGGAGCGAGCACCACCACCTTTGAGTGCTGCTTTAAAATCTTGAATACTGTGTGCCATTTTTAGATCCTCCTTGTTGTGTTTTAATTAAATCAAACTGTACCGGCTACTTCTTCAAAAGATATGCCAGTGCGGGTAGCAACAAAAGTAAGTGTTACATAATTAATAGACTTAGCAGGCTTCAGATAAATATCTGCTCTAAATTCATTATTATCAATCACATCAGGAGTATTGTTTGATGTATCACAAACAACTAAGAATCCATAAAGTCCTCTCTTTGCCTGAACATCACGGAGGTAAGGTTCAACAATGTTCTTAAAGTTTGCTCTTGTAAGTTCATCGTTCAATTCAAAGAGTTGTGCCTGAGCAGCTCTTTGAAGTGCCTGTTCAATTGTAAGGAACAAACGACGAACATTGATTCTATCAAACGCAGATGCATAGGTGAGAGCAGTTTTATCTCCAAAAAGAAGAGTTCCAACACCAGGTTGAGTTACAATTGAATTAATTCTCAGTGGATATAGTTGGTCTCTTTGTGCTTTGTTTGGATTATATGCAAGTTTAATTGCATTATTAAGAATTCCACGTTGTTGACCTGCTGGAGAGAACCAAGGATATGAAATAATATTCGTTCTTGTCATTAAACCAGCAATATCAGCATTGCAAGGAATGTAAACAAACTTATTATTAAATCTATCATAAGTATACTTATATCCACTATCAAATACTGCATATGAAGAAGATGAAAGTGGACTGAAATACTTGATTAAGTTATTAGTTTGTGTAGTAGTATTTGTAATTCCAATTAAATTTGCTCTATGAGGACCAATGCAAGCAATACAATCTTGTCTATTTCCTGCCGTAGAGATAAGATAATTTGCCTTTGCTTGAGAATCTGATTCCGAATCTAATCCTGGACCCATAATTAAATAATCAACTTGAATTTCATCTTTATTTGAGAATAATTCGTATGATGTAATCAAGTCCCCTAAAGTTGCTTTCATTCCACCAGAGGCAGAATAATCAACACCACCACCTAATGCATAAGTCTTATTACCAATTGCACTATAAGTTATTCCTTGAGCATTTTGTCCCCAAAGTCCATCTGCAGTTGTAACCGCAGTAAATGCCGCGGAAAATCCAGTTGCTCTTGGTGCAGTGTTCCAATAAGAATCTGCAGAACTTGATGGATTATTACCTGCGTAAATTTGCGCAGAAAAATCAGCAAGATACTGTTTGTACCAAATTTTTTGTGGAGAATTAACTGCAGAAATTGAATCAAATGCTTTTGAAAGACCTATATGTTTTTCAATAAGCGTTCCTTGATTTCCTGTAATAGTTCCAAGATCATCAACGACAACTATATGCAATCCGTCATTTTTGCCGTTTCTATCAAGAACATATCTATTAGAAACTGGTTTTGGTGCTATGGATTTCCAATAAATTGTTGTATTGGTTAAACCAAGAGTTTGGTTATCATACCAATCAGAAATAGAAGCAACGGTTGCAGATCCAGATTGAGCTCCCGAATTGTTAATAAAGTTAATTGTACTTGATGCAGCAAATGCAGCAGTAGTAGAACCTTCTGCATAAGTAATTGGAGTTTCAGTTCCTGTACTGGAAACTCTTGAAAAAATCTTTACATCAACTGTACTGTTTCCGTTTGTTGAATCTGTTGTTACTCCAGTGATAATACCTTTCAGGTATCCAGTAAACAGGGAAGTACTTCCAGATCCTGCAATTACTTGATTGGAAAGAGAAACCGTAACTCCATATCCAACTGTTACTCCAAGAGCAACGAGACTGGTTGTGGTAATCCCCAATGTTTGATCTGCTAAATCATCAATAAAACAAACTTTTAATCCATTTGCCCAACTTCCTGGGTTCTTTGCTGAGTATGTATAATTTGTACCTTCTGAGTGATTATTTAAATAATCATCGTAATTGTCAATTTTTAAACTTGTTGTTGAAGCAACTGAAACTCCAGCATTGGCATTGTTTAAGGTTGATCCACCAGTTCTTACAACCTTTAAAACACCACCATATGAAAGATATGATGAAGCACTC